ACGGCACCACATTCGGAGTGCGCGTTGATACTGGCGAAAGCGTATATGTTTCGCCGCGCTTATCTGAGCAGAGTAATGCTCAGCTTGATGACATTTGCACCGGCATATTAGTGCGCAATACGCAGCATAACGCAGATCGCACACCTTGGGTTGCCGCCTATGTAGAAAAAGCTCGCCCTGCAAAGGAGGTATTTCAAGAGATATTTGGGGAGATGCATCCTGAGCCAGTCGAAGAAGCGCCAAGGGAGCGCAGTTGGGATGAACTGGCTGATGAAATTATTGCTTTTCTGAGCGCCCCAGAGGTTTCATACTGCGAAACATCAGACATTAGCGAGGCGATTGATATGGAAACCCGCAAGTTAAGCAATGTGCTGGAGCATATGCACAATCATGGCAGGATATGCAAAGCAGAGGTGCGCCAGAAGGCAGACCAAGAGCGCGTATCTATGGCGCTGTGGTCTATTGATATGAGCGTGTACCAATGAGCTATTGCAGAGAATGTGAAGGCACAGGCCGCATTGAGCGCCGCAGCTTCATGCGAACAGCCGAAGACGCCACATGGGAAACATGGACAGAACCATGCACCTATTGCGCAGATGAAGATGATTATGATTGGCGAGGGGAGGATCAGGAATGACTAAAACAACATGGATTGCCCTGATGGTATTCTCATCGCCATATGAATGCGCAGACTTCATCGAGAAGTACAAAGCCAATCTATATGGGCCAGTGCAATGCGTCATACAATATGAAGAAACAAACACCGTGCGCCCTAAGCGCAAGCCAATGCAGGAGGACAATGATGGCTAAATGGGATCTTACCAAGATAGAAAACTGCTCAACCGTGGGCGATTATATTGATGAAGATGATACGCAGCCAGATCAGCCAACGCCGCTGATGATTGTGCGCTCCATTAATCGCAAGGCCGATATTCTGCGCATGGATGCTGGACGTGGGCCAGAGCGCTGCACAATGAAACAACGCGCTGAGGAAATCATGGCGCTGTGCAGCATGTTGGAAGAGCGCCTATGAGTGAGCAAATGACACCGCTGGATCGCTGGAAGGAAATGGCCACCATAGAAAACGCAAGAATGCACCGCCGCATGATTGGGCGAGATGATATGCATCCTTATTCGCATAAAGCTTGGGCAATCGAAACGTTGCGCAAGGAAATTGAGCGGTGCCTGTCAAAGCACGGTGAGCTATCTGTGGGCGATTTGTGCAGCATGATTGAGCAGGACGTGACGCATATTGATCTTGGCCTGAAGACCCTGCGGGAGCGGCGCAGGATCGTAAAAACGTCTTATATTCATGGCCAGCAGCTATATCGCGTAAGCACAAAGGATGAGCGCCGCTTATAGATCGCCAGCTAAATATACCGACACAAAATACCGCGTAGCCAAATTATTGATTATGCGGTATTTTTATGCGTGGCCAACAGAAGTAGCATCGGACGTGCAGGCGAGTTTCTCGTTGCCGCCGAACTTGAGCAGCGCGGAATACGCTGCCATCGGGTAGACATGCAGGACGATGACCTCTGGGTGAAATCGTCTAGCGGTGATCTATTGACCCTGCAAGTCAAGACAACCCTTGAGCCACGTCCAGATCGTGGCCGACCATTGTGCTACGCATTTACACGCGCTGATGGTGACGCGCAAATATTTGCGTATGTAGCTATGGATATACGTTTGTTTATACTGCGTGGCCCACCAACCGGCAAAACTGTACGCATAAAGCCTGCCGACTTTACACAGCAGGCTATGGATGACAGCATATTAAGATTGCTGGGTGGTTCGTGAGGCCAGCCGAAGCTGACCCCAAATCGTCATACCATTAACTCAAAATGAGGGCCATCGATAAATGGTCTTCTGCCCTGACTTCTTCGCAGATCCACATATTCATTCATGGCATCTTCCATAGACTTACCTTGGCTCTTCCATGTGCCAATGCAGTCGATCTGCCATGCAGCCCCCCAGCGTACTTTTATGCCAAGTGAATTAGCTGCCTCTGCCATTGCGTCAGCAAGATCATCATAAAGGTTTAGCTCCCATGATCCCCTGCCCGAAATATAGGCCATTATATCGACTGCAAGGCCATCCAGATGCTTGCTCTTCATGGTTTGGCTGGCACCCTTGGCAACCAGTGCCTTCTGCATCTCCAGTGTGCGCATACCTTGCACAACACCAAAGTCAGTCTTGGTCAGATTAATTGCCATCTTAACAACGGCCACCATGCGGCTGTCTACGCCTTCTAGCCGGTCAAGGCTGCGTTGGGATAATTTAAATGTCATTTGTTCCCCCTAAAGAACTTTGTTGCTGACCTTACGGCGAAGCTACTCGCTACGATTACGCCCAAAGTGTATTGATACCATTCTGGCATGGACTCCAATGCAGCGAACCCATTTGCGACAGCGGTTCTTCCAAACTCGCCACAAAATGACAGCACAAGAGGGATTGAAAACAGCAAAACAAGATATTCATCTTTCCATGAATTTTGAGTGCCTTGGGCCATAATCCGCTCCCAATCCGCAACGCTTGTCTTTTCGCTGAGAAGGATCTTGGATTTTGTTTCTGCCTCAGTAAGCTTTAACTTAGCTTCTGCTGCGGTCTTATCGGCTTTGCCCTGCAACCAGCTTCCAGCAAGGTTGGCGATTGGGCCTATAAATGCTTGTATCATTTCTCAGATCCTAACCATACGGCAAAAGCGCCGCTCATAGCCCCCGTGACAACCGATATTAGACCGGCCTGTTGCGTTGATAAATCGGGCTGGCTTAACGCCCATTCTATACAGCGTATGTACATACAAGTCATCACCAGCATCATTATACGCGGCATAAGCTTGTACTTTAGGATCTTCTCAAAGGTATTAGCCATGTTAAACCTCTATGTTAATTTTAGTGCCCTGTGGGCGATCAGCAGTGGTCTTAGCGCCGAACCTATCATAAGCTTTGCCTAAGTCCAACTTCTGCTCTCTGAGCGCCTCCAGATGCGTGTGGTTGGCCCTATGCTCCTTTGTTACCCTCTGCTCCACCAGATGCGCTTCTATGCTCTCACGGGTCTGCGTTTGCTGGTGTATGTGGCTTCCTACGTTAAACGGGGCGCTACCTATTCCTGATACACCGTCAGACATCAGCGCCGTACCGCAATCCAGACAAAGCCAAACAGCGCACCCACGCAGAGCAAAAATAGAAATATGCCTGCCGCCCACGCGATAATAGTCTCCTTGCGCTCAATTCTCTTGTATTGCGCGTCCTTCTGCTTCTGGCGTATTTCGTTTTCCATCTTGATTAGCTCTTGCCAAGCTGATGGGCCAAGCGTTTCACTAATCATTTTGCGCAGATCATCACGCATATTCTCGCGCTGCTTTTTCTGCACAAACAGATCCATCGCCTGCTGCTCGACGCTGCCAAAGCTTTGATACCATTTCGGGTTTTCTACGCGCTTGGCGGCAAAGTCAAAGTCGGAGATTGCTTTTGACCAGCGCCCAAGATCACCAGCCATGCCCTCTAAATCACGCCCGATCTGACAGCCCCTCTTGATTGCGTTAAACGCAGCGCCAGCGGCCATAATTGCAGTTGCGGGATCTATCATCAGGCACCTTTGCCCACCTTTGCTGCTGGTGGACACTTAAAGTTATACGGTATTCTTATAACATATGGGTAGTGATAATAAAATCCTGTGGGGCATCTGTAGATACAAGCGTTATACAGAACGTGACCCTCTACAATGACGCCAACCGCTATACCGGCCAGCGCACAGATCATCTTTCCATCAGTCTATCTATTTTCTCTTCTATTCGGTCAAAGCGAGAGACAATCTGCGCCAATACGGCAGAGCTATCAGTCTTTGTGACATACTCCCGCGCCATTTCTTCGCGGGTCTTGTTTAGCAATATGCTAATCCGCTGAACTTCAGCGTATGCACTGCGGAGCAACCAGCTTAATAAACCCAATCCAGCGGTTAAACAAACACTCCACAAAGCACCAATTTCCATCTTATTATCCTAAGTAATATCGTCAGTTACTTCTACGCGAATATAACCGTCATTCGGGAATGTCTCCACGCTGCCATTTTCGTAAGTTACTTCAAACTCAGCTTGGTAGCTGTCAACCGTGTCAGTGTCAGCAGCGATCCAATCGTATTGCACAATGCCGCCCTCTGGCGGTGATATAATTACGCCCGCAGCATCTACTTTGCTGGATGTGCCGCCGATTGTTCGCATATGAAACCTAACAGAAGCGTTTGTTAAATCTATCGCGGTTCCATCACCATTCTTTATGTTTGCGCGTATTGATGGCGCTGTATCATTCTGCTTCATATAAAAAGTCATTATGCCGCCCCTCTGTACGCTTCCTCTATTATAACAAAGTTGTTGTCATTTAAAACCACTTCCTGCGAATATCCATCGAACTCAAAGCGTCTGGCTCGCGCAGAGGCAAGGCCAGCATCTTGCCCGCTCAAAGTAAACACGCCAACACCATCAATCCTAAAGAATTGACCTATGCCAATATTCTGGCCCGCCAATGCAAACACGCCCGTTTCAGCGGGCAATGTGAGGTTTGGAATTAGTGTCGCTTCCTCAACTGACAGAACAAAGCTGCCAGCCTCTGCAACAATTATTTCTGCCTCTATAAAGTCAGTATCTTGACCTTGTAGCGCGAAGCTACCAACATCAGGGCTTATGTGGAAGCGAGCCTTTAGCGCAACGGTTTCTGTGTTGACGCTAAATATGCCAGCCTCTGCCACAAAGTTGTCGCTGACATCAAAGTTGATGTCTTGGCCAGTGACTGCGAATGTGCCAGCATCCGCGTTCAAAGTTTCACCGACATTAAGAACTGCATCCTGACCTGTCAGCGCAAATGTGCCAACACCCGCAGTCAAGCTAGTGTCTATGTCAGTGTCAGTGAAAGTAAGAGTAAATGTGCCAGCATCAACTGCGAGCGCGTAGTTGCGAGTTAGCACATTTTGCTGACCCGTCAGCACAAATACACCAGCGTCTACGTCGATTATAACCACTGGTAACAGCTCAGCGCCTTGACCAGCAAGAGCAAACGAACCGTTGCTTGAAACTATACTTGTGTTTGTATTGGCTGCTTGACCCGCAAGCGCCAGCGCGCCAGCGCCAGCAAACATTGTGACGCCAAACACGCTGGCCTGACCCGCGAGAGAAAAGCTCGCACTGTCAGCAGACATCGGGTAATTGATGCCGCTTGACTGACCCGTAAGCGCAAATTGCCCAATGCCAGCAACTTTACTGGTGTTGTAAGCAATCTGTTGCCGCGAAACAATGTAAGTACCCTGTTGTGCGGTTATCTTATTATCAAGCCTAAAGTCAATGTCTTGACCAGCAACCGCAAACGATCCAGCATCAGAAGGTTTTGTAACAACCAAGCCAGCATCTTGCGCCGTGTAAGTAAAGACACCAGTGCCGATAATCTCGCTAGTAGCAAAGGTTACATCTTGGCCTGTCGCAACAAAAGACCCAGCATCAGCAACTAGATCATAAACTGCAAAGCCTATGTCATCTGCGATTGCCGTTGAGGCTAGAGGTGAAAATCCAAGCATCGCCTGTTTACCCTACGGCTTTGTCGGCCAGTCAGCGTCTGCCAAGTCAGGCCAGTTAGAATGTACTGTAATATCACGAAGAGCCTGACGGTAGGTTGTCATAGCGGCATCCATCGTTACATCAGTCAGCGCAAAATAATCTGTTTCAGCTAGCAGCGTGTTACGCTTGGTTCGATTACGCTCTGCTTCTGCTGCATCAAGCGTTGCCTGATAAGCTGCCTCGTGTTCCGCTTTGGTGGTGGTAACGCCATCCTCTGTGGTGTCAGCGAACATATCTCTAGCTACATACTTTTCCACCCAGTTGCCATGAGCATCTTGCTCAACGCCATCACGAACTGAGTTCTGGTATGCTGTTGTGGTAGCCGCTGGGCTTCGCAGAACGGCATCTATGTTTAGTGCATCTAGCGTTGCTGCCTTCCAGACCCTTGGCAAAGACATGTTGGGGTTAGCCGCCCGCCATTGCCCTTGTGTTTTTACTTCGCCTGTTGTTCTGTTTCTGTATTCACTCATTTGATTGATCCTTTCGTCTGAGTTTGATTATGCTATTGCGTATGACCAGCCAGCTTTGTTTGGCGTTGGATTTATGTTGAGTGTAGGCTTTTCTGTATTCACAACGTGTCATGCTCAACTCACCGCATAATAAACATAGCTTGCACTTGATACGTTGACGTTTGTTGCACTTACCTGATTAACAATAAAACCACTATTGTCAGGATCAATGCTGTCATCTGTTGTAACTTCAGCAGCCGTTGTGTTTAGACTTAGGTGTGGATCATTGGCTGCAACAATACCACGTTCTGTGTCCCAGACATACCAATCACCAGTGCTGTCTGTACGCTTGATGAGAATAAACCTAGCACCCGCACTGAAACCACAGTTGATCGTCTGGTTTGTGCCATTACCTGTGTAACTCCCCACCTTAGACACACCATCTAGGCTTGCAAAGAGGTAGGCTATGTAGGATACAGTGCTTTGATTTGTATTAGCACTAATACCGAGTGAAAACTCTGTTGCAGTAGGAGCCGTTTGATACCAGTAATAGTTACTGTCTGTGTCCTCTCCACTAGTGCTGTTTAAAAAGAAATGATAATTCTCTGGGGTAGTTCCTCCGTTAGCACCGCTGTGGTATACAGCCCAGCTACCAGTACTAGGACGTTTCTTCACCCACATCATCTCAGGCGCAACACCAAGGTTATGGCTTATAGTACGCCCCGCTGTTCCGTTCCCCGTGTAAGCAACAATGTCGCAAAAGCCAGGGGCGCGCTTCCATGTCCAATTGACCTGATTATGGCTGGTATTAAAGAAGCCCTCTCTAACCCCTTCATTGGTATCAAATTCTATATATTCTACAGAACCTGTTTCCGCTGCTGTGCTATTAGCCTCCAGATACTTTGCGCCACCTCTTAACCGATCCCAGAAATAAGACCCACCACCACCAGAACTTTCAGCCCTTTTGCTGATTAACAAATCAACTACATTACCTGTGTTAATAAGTTCGGGCGTTGGGTATCCACCAAGTTTTTCATTTATGTCAAACACCTCTGTCGCATCAGTTGGCGATGCAAGCGGGCCACGGCGTATTGCCATGTAGATGTAGTTGTTGGCACTTTGGTTGTTCATTGTTCCGCCGCTTAGTAAAGTGAACCCGTTGGCGTAAGGGGCTATGCTACTGTACCCTGTTCTCTCTGCTGTGGATTGGTCTGAATTTAATTCAACCGCACTGTATGTCGCTAGGGGCATTCCCCTCATAACGTCATAAATACCCCACCTAGCCGCTGTAACATTACTGCTAGTAACATTCTTTACTAACACCCACTGTGGCTCAAAACCCAAGTCGATATCTTGGACGCTACCATTTCCACTATAACCCCCGCACTTGATAATATCTTGGTCAGCATCATTGCCGAACTCACCGTCGCCGTCATTGTGGGCGAATAGGTAGGCAACGTATGTTCCACTACTGGAGTTTACATTAGACCCATTACCTAAAGTAAACTCTGTTGCCGTTGGTGCGGTGTTATTCCACCAAGAAGAACTAGCATTTCGTTCATTTGAATTATTAAGTTGTAAGTAATAGTCTTCAGCCCCATTCCCAGTGCCATCACCTGCACTTCTATGATAAACAGCCCAATTTGTAGTAAGGTTTAACCTTTTTATAATAATCATCCCAGGAATTGATCCTAGATTATGGCTTATTGTGCGACCTGCTGTTGAATTTCCGCTCCAAGTTTGAATATCAAAGAACTTAGGGGCTTTCCTCCATGTCCAAGAGGCGTAATTAGAATTATTGAAGTTAATATTGTTGTAATACGTTCCAAACGAAAAACCATTGGAGTTAAATGATGTAACATCTGCACCTGATGGTGATGTTTGCTCTATGTTTGTTGCGTTTGAGATGAGATACTTATCGCTACCACGTTCAGTGTCTATCAAATGAGAATTAGCAGAGCCTCTGCCCTTAAGCCAAACAAAACCACCTTCACCACTAAGGTCAATGCCGTTGGTAATTGTTTGAGCGCCGCTATTCCCAGTGTATAAATATGTGCTGAACACCTCATCCACATCAGGGCCAGCACCACCAGCGTTACCGGCGGCGGCTTGAAGCATTTTCTTTTTAGTAGCCATTATATAAGCCCCTTAGCCTAACGCTTGTCCAGCTGTGAACCCGTACCAGTTTGTGCCACCATCTCTGGTGTAGAACACGAATACATCCTTTGCAGATGCGGTTGCTGTCGGCGTTGGTGCTGTAGCAGCGGGCCAGTCAACGCTTGTGGGCCATGAGGCCACGAAGCCAGACGCAGAGGCATCTTGGATAAGCTCAATGCTAAAGCTGTACGCAGTGCCGCTCGCTGGCGGGTTGCTGAATGTAAACGTGGTGTTCTCTGTGAGCGTGTGACTAAATGAATTGCCAGATTCACAATTTACTGTAGTAGCTAAAGAGCTTGATGTGACAGCTAAGTAGGTTTCGTTGTAGCTATCAGCGATTAGCTCGCCTGTGATATCTACATCGCCCGTGTAGGTTGGTGACATCTTATCATCAAGCTGCGTTTGGATCGCTGATGTAACGCCATCGACATAGCCAAGCTCAGTAGCTGTCAGTGTGGCGGGAATGCCATCTAAGGTGTTTAACTCTGTTGCTGTAGAGGTAACACTAAGATCAGCAAGCGAAGTCGGCAGTGGATGACCGCCAGCGGTTGAGCCATCGTGAACGACAACCGTATCTTTATCTGTATCAACTGTAATTTCACCTACAGCGCCAGTAAATGAATTTGTTTGTGTTGTCGTACCTCTCCGTATTTGAACTTGTCTTGCCATTAGGTCAGGCTCCCATAATCATCTGTTAAAGTAACTGCGCCCGTAACAAGCCCATAATCCAAAGTGTCAGCAAGATCATCGGCCAGAACCGTTAAGAACAACGTAGCGGAACCGCTAAGGTTGATAGCAGAACCAGAGCTACTACTCTCGCTAACTGTGCGGGTCATAGTAGTTCCAGATGCTGCGTATGTACCGCTTCCTATTTCCCAGTTGCTTCCGTCCTCTATCGCATAACGGACAATGTCGCCATCACTTACACCGCCGCCAGCGAAGGTTTGATAACCGTCAACAGCAGCACCAAGCGTTATAGTGCCAGCGCCTGTTGTCGATGTCTCAACCTTTACTCTGTTCGCCAGTACGACCATTTCAACACCTCATTAAGCGATTTGCAAAACACCATTTGCAGCACTGAAGTCCACTGTAAGGCTGTCACCATCGTTAAGCGTAAGTGATGACCCATAGTCGTAATAACCGATCAAAGGATCAGCAGGAGATGTCACTGTGTCATTGTAGATATACACATAACGGAATGGGCCAGTTGAACCGCCAGTAGATGTCAGCGTGATATCAGCCAATACTAGCTTGTATGTGCCGCCCGTCTGCGAAGATGATGATGTTGTTACGCTGCGAGAGGAAAGGTTGCCATAGGAAACCTGAGTTACGTTTGCCAAAACACCATTGCCATCTGTAGCAGGGTTTGAGCTTTCTGATGCTGGTGCTGTGTTAGAGAGAGCAACAATAACTTGATCGCTTTCTAAATCCATGTTGTGAACGGCGTTTGCAACAAAATCGTTCACCTTGTTAAACGTTGCCATAATGGGCCTCCGAAGTTTATGTTAGCATATGCCCTTGTAACCTAGCACAAAGGCTCTTGGTAGTAAATCATCAAGGCCGCGTTGGCCAAACTGGATTTGCGGGGTCTGTTGTGTTCGACGTCAGATCACGCAATTGCTGACGATAAGTGCGCCACGATGCCTTTTGCTCATCAGTTAAAGGGGCATCTGGCATCTGCGTCCAATCACACGCCTTTAGCTTAGTGTTTCTATCAATGCGTAGTTTACCCCAATCAAAATCACTCATTTCTTAACCTCTAGCGCAAATAATCCATAAACAACACCTATGACAGAAGATGTATTGCCGCTGTTAGCAGTAATGCGAACCCCTACAGTATTTGTTCCCAACGATGCAGTAATCCGCATCATATAAGCACTTGGCAACCCAAAGAAGTCTTGAACAGGGGCGCTGGCAACAGTGCCTATTCCAGATACTACACTTCCATTCTGCAAAACACTTAGGTCTACCAAATCCCCTGCGGTTGCAGATCCCGCTGTCCAATTAAATAGAATTATAAGTTCAGACCCACTATCACAATTTGTGATTGATGCCGTTACATCCTTTGTGCTGCCGCCGGAAAGGTCAAAAACGGTTTGCCCATTTGTGCCCGCTTTTGTAACAGAGTTTGCAGCAAGTTGATTTGTATCAACACCGCCTGACGCAATAATAAGATTGCCAGATCCATCACTGTCTAAAGTTACGTTATCTATCTGGATTTGGCTTGCTGTCAATGTGCCTCGTATGGCCGCTGAACCAAACTCAGCAAATCCAGTGTCCCGTTCAATTTTCCAACCTGATGTGTCAGCAACATAGTTGTCACTTTCAATATCAGCCGTAACTTGTATTGCCCCAGATGGCGCAGTAAACGAAATGGTCTGGGCTGATGTGGTGCCATCAATCGTTACCTGAAACTGAGATGACCACTCTTGAACGCTTGTATCTGTAATATTAACTGAAGGCTGGGTTTGCGCCCAATCAGAGGTTAAACCACTAAAAGTTCCAGTTGAGGCGTTATAGCTGGTAGCAGATGGCGTGTTTGGCGCACCAGATTGAAGGACTTGATAGAACACCTGACCAGTGACAACAGTATCACCATTTGAGCCGTTCGTGCCATTTGTGCCATTTGTGCCATTTGTTCCATCTTGTGGATCAGCTTCAGTTGTTACAGCGCCAGTGCCAGCAGAAAACCCAGAGACATTACCAGTAAAATCAGTTGACTTCAGGAAATAGTACCGCGTTGTATTTTGCGCTAAACCGCCATGCACAAATTCTGTACCAGATATTGTACCAATTAGCGTTGCGCCTGATGATGTATTGCTAGTGTTTGCGTAAACCTGAACTTCCTTCAGATCGTCATCAGTTGGATTTGTCCACGATATGAAGTTAGAACGATACCCGCCAGAACCGCTAACGACAGTAGGAACTGCGGGCGCAGTTGTGTCAGCTTCAGCGGTAAACGTAACTGTTTGCTGCGCACCCACATACCCGCCGTCTGTAACCGCAGCCACGACAAATGTGTAGCTATCACCATCAACAAGCAGCCCCGTTTCAAACGTGCTGTCGTCTGTAGTACTTTTGGCATAGATGCTTGTCTGGCTATTGTTTACATAGCCTACAAGGTAATGATTAACGTATGCGCTATCAGGCGCATCCCAAGCCAAACTTGCTGTGACTGTGTGCGTGCCATCAGACGTAATTTTTGTGTTTTGCGCGCTGACTGCAAGGTTGGATATTGTCAGCCCAGCGCGTGGATCAGGCAATGTGCTGTCATTGCTTGTGATTTCAACTTCTTCTGCCGCCCAATTAAACGCTGCCGCAGATGTTTCACGCAGTGTAAGAGCAACACGCAGATCGCCTGCATCACCATCATTCTTAAACTTCCAGCCTGCAACCTCAAACTCTTTTGATGACCATCCATATCTATCAATCGTCAATGCTATGATGTCGCCGCATTCTACCTCAAACGCCTCTAGCCCAAAGTCAGCCGTGAATGTCATTTGCTCACGGCCACGGAACAGCGTCATCTTCGCAAGCCGCTGCGCCATTGCTGAGGACGTAGTAAGCGGCAGCGTAAAATCTAGTGCGTTCTCTACATCGCTATCGTCGCTGATAAATGTTTCTGACCGTATTTGTGGATAATCAGCCTGAATGTAGCGATTTTCAGCGTCGATGAACGTGCCTCGCACGATGTTGAAGTTATCACGGCGTGAAGGCTTGGTTTGTAGATTAATTTCGCTACGCAAGTCATCAAGTGTAAAAGTTTTGACGGGCGAAACATAATCGCCAACCTTCAAGTGCCACAATCCAGCGCCCCAGAATAATGTGCCAGCGCAAGCCGTCATCATATCACCTAAGATGTCAGATGGTGATCTGTCGAGGCTTATGGCACCATTAATCTCATAGCGATTTTCTGATAATGAACTGCCCCGTACCGCTGTACCACTTCCGCTACCCACACCAGTTGCGGTGAACGTAACGCCTACTGTATTTCCGCTTGCGCCAATAGCGGTGAAATCTGTCGTTCCAACCGTCTTAATTGTGTAAGCCTTGCCGACAATAAAAGATCCAGCATCAGTTGCCGCTAAGTTTACATCT